AATATATTTAGGAGTTTAAAAAAATGAGAATTACAGTAGCATGTCCAGAACAATTACAAGCAGATTCTAATCAACTGGCAATGGCGTTGGCCTTGAGTGTCGCCGATGTAGATACATATAAAGATCTTTCATGGCAAGACGCGGAAGGTAACCTGTACGCTGTCGCTAGTTTCCCGACAACTGACGCATGGATTCACTTTGCCCAGAACACGCTTAATAGACCCGCTTGGGATATTGACAGCGTTATCGATATGGACGCAGTTGTAAGAGCGCAAAACGACTTGGTGTTTAGTGATACAGCAATCGAAGCTGTGCCTAATAAACTAACCGCTTGTTTAGGCGATAATGGTTTGGATGTCCTTTTAAATATGGGCTTGTTTGCGATACCTAGCGAAGAAGGGATTTAATAGTGGCCTATGATCCGTTAGCTTTATTTGCCAATGGTGAGTCGGGCGCATGGTACGATCCTAGTGACTTATCAACACTATTCCAAGACTCAGCGGGAACCATTCCTGTAACAGAGGACGGACAGCCTGTCGGTAGGATGCTTGATAAATCCGGTAACGATAACCACGCTACGCAATCAGTATCCAGCAAGAGGCCGACATATAAGAGTGTTGATGGTGTCCAGTGGTTAGACTTTGATGGTATTGACGATATTCTTGAAACGGGTAATATTAACTTTTCTCAAACTGATAAGATGAGTGTTTTTTGCCAGCTACAATCACTTATTAATCGCTCATCAGTCCTTGTAGAACTTACAAACTCCTCTCAACCACCTGGCGCGTTTAGTGTTTTTGTGGGAAACGGTGACGAGGGAAGAAATTATGGTTGGTCTACCTGTTCGGGGAATGGAACACAAGCTTATGCAGCGTCTAGTGATTTACCTATTCCTTTTACACTAACTAACACAGTTTTAATTGACCGAAGCGGTTCATCTTTAGAAACCCTTTTCAAACCAAGATTGAACGGGGAACCTGCGCAAATAGATTTTCCGTTCCCTCATGATCAAAATGGAAACTTTGCCAATGATAATTTATACATCGGTGCTAGAGGATTAGGTGGTAAATATTTAGAAGGAAAAATATACGGGCTGATAGTTCGCGGAGTAACGAGCACCACACAAGAAGTCACAGACACGGAAAAATACCTCACTTCTTTGACTGTAAGAGACTTTAAACCAAATCATTTATTTGAGAACAACGAAGTCGGTGCTTGGTATGATCCTAGCGATTTGTCTACGTTGTTTCAAGACCCAGAAGGCACTATACCTGTAACACAAGATGGTCAACCTGTTGGTTTGATGCTGGATAAGTCAAAAGAGATTGAGCTTCTGTCTGAACTGATTAGCAACGGAGAGTTCACTACCGACACAACTGATTGGAGTGCCCATAATGCTGTGTTGTCAATTGAGAACGGCACAATAAAAGTAGATGACTCTGCAAATGCCGGAGATAATAGTTCGGCACAGCAACAACTTACGGGTTTAGTAATAGGAAAATCATACATTCTGTCAGGGCAAATTGTATCGTCTAATAATTCAGGTAATATAGTTTTGTGGCAAGAAGGTGAAAATACTTCAGTAACTAATAACGCTAGTTTTATACTGGCGTACGGCGCACAAGAGTTTAACGGCAGTGGTGTTTTTACCGCGACAGGCACTACCGCAACTATTGGATTAGTATCAAACAGCGTTGGAATTACTTATTTCGACAATATTTCTGCAAGTGAATTAAACGGTATCCACGGACGACAATCCGTATCAACTAGGCGGCTCACATATACAGACTCGCCTGATAGATTACTGCTAGACAAAGTTGACGATGCAATAGTTATTGTTATTCCAACAGGTGGATTTGTAGGTTCGTTAGTTGTCGCAACCGATAAAGGTACAGCAAGCTACGGCGTAGATGTACCAGCAGGCAATTACACGCTCGGTGGTCAGCATTTTGCAGGTGATAGCATCAACGGAGTATTGCTGAGAGAAGGCGAGGTAAGTGGGTCTGATTTAGCAGCAGTCGAACAGACGTTTGTGGACAATGGCGCTACTGCAAGTTATGGGCAGGTCACTGATTTTAGTAAGTACTGGGTTAGCAGGAACGACATAACAGTTTTCCCTTTGATTGACACTTCAAACGCTGTTAATCTTGGCGACTCATGGGCTAGTTGCCGCAACATAACAAGTTTCCCTTTGATTGATACTTCTAACGTTACTAATTTTAACCGCACATGGTATGAAGTAGAGTCGTTAGTTACATTTCCTTTGCTCGACACTTCCAGCGGTGTTAACTTTGTTAACAGTTGGAGGGGTTGCAAATCATTACTAAACTTCCCTGCAATAAATATTTCAGGTGGAGATGCTTTCAATCTGACATGGTTCGGTTGTAATGATTTAACTACCTTTCCTCCTAATATGTTCGACAATTGCACTGCAACTAATTTTGATAGGGCATTCTTTCAAACTAATCTTACTCAAGAGTCCATCGATGGCATTTTAGTTAGTATAAATAGTAATGGAACGAGTAATGGAAATTTTGACCAATCAGGAGGTTCAGCACCAAGCTCAGTAGGTGAAGCGGCAATTACAGACTTAGTTGTTAGAGGTTGGTCGGTTGATGTCACTGGCGGATTTCAATCATGAGAATAACAGCGGCATGTCCACAAGAATTAATAGCAGACGCTAATCAATTAGCCATGTGTTTAGCACTTGTTTCATAAAGATATGATGTAGTATAAATTATACTTGAAATTAAGAGTTGACTTCGGTCAACTCTTTTTGTATAATAGATGCATAAATTAAATAAAGGAATAAATTATGTTCATCTCACCACCAAAACAATTCAAATCAATATTCCCAGATATGTTCAGGGGAATGTCATCATCTTTTTTCTCTATGGAAAATGAAAGAATGATGAGTGTTAAGATATGGGATACAAACGGTAAAGTTGCTCATAACGTTAAGTGTGATATCGAAAAATTAGAGAATCTTTACAAAGCACTGTAACACGGGTCGTTAATTCCGGCATAAATAAATTATGGAATGCAAATGAAAAAAGAAAGATACAAAGACCTTATGACTAACTTTGACTTGAATATTACTGACGAAGAATTCAAAGCAGGGTGGCATTTCTGTTGGGAATGGGACGGGTTGTTAATACATAAGACATGGCCTGAAACTGAATGTTGTATCTGTACCTTTAAAGAGGATGACAAATAATGGAAGATGAAAAATTCAATACAAGTGAAAAATTCAATACAAGTGAAATACCTAATACAGATGATGAGCTATCAGAGCATATTATGAATTCCTTGTTAAGCACTGATAATTTTGTGGCATGTTCGATGCCATACTGTATTATGACTTACAGATACGGCATCGAACCTTATAAAATTGAAGATTACGAAATCGAAGAAAAGGGATTTGATTCTAAAACCCATGCACATCCCTTTGGTGCATTCCAAAAACGAAATGATAATAGAAACAAAAGGAAGTAAATTATGAAGATAAATGTCTCAATTGAACTAGATACAAAAGAAGACGAAAAAGAACTAATCGAGATAATGGAGTTTATTACAGGACTTAAAAATTCAATGAGTGAAAAGAGAGATTCAGATGATTATAACGAATAAGACAATTATAGTAATTTATAAATGGTTGATATTACCTGTAGTTATCGTGGTAGGATTGTTACTGGAACCTATCTATCTGTCGTTGTTCAAAGGCGAAAAATATCTTTCTTGTTTGAAATTTAATTTCAATGAAATATGCTGCATTTATCAAAAGAAAATATGAATCTAATATTAAAATTACTCAGCGATTTCTTTAATGGGATCGCTGAGATAGATAAGTTAAATCAAGAAACCCACCTACACGCCAACGTTTACAACATCTCAAAATTTCCCTACCTTTAAATAATAGTTGACTTCAACTTTAGTTTTGATATAATAGTTATATTGAATCGAAACACAACAATAAAGGAAACTATTATGGAAACCAAATTAGTAAAATACGAAGAATCAGATTACGCAGAAGTCGGCGAAGAAGTTAAATGGTCCTCAGCAGACGGCGTAAATATAGGCGAAGTTGTTAAAATCTGCCGCAATTTACCCACAGCTGATGCATTTGTTAACTGCGATTATTATACTATCGAATATATTTCGCGCAGATTTACGCGGGCACCATTCAAATCAACTGCTTATCTAAATTCAAATATGATGAAGCAACTAAACATCATTAATCTTTCAAAATTATAAAATGAGTAATAAATTATGTACGACGACGAAGAAACTAAATTTATATGTGAAGTATGCAAGTGTTTAACTCCCGTTGAAGAAGAAAGTCCTGACCAATTTACGTGTGAAGAATGTTACAACTTAGAAGCTTAATGTGTTGACATCAACGCAGCTTTGTTATAAAATGTTTGTATTGAATATGAAAAAGAAAAATTATGAATATATTTTTACTCAACGAATGTCCCATAATATCGGCACAAGAACAATGCAATAAACATGTTGTAAAGATGATACTAGAATCTGCTCAGATGTTATCCACAGTGCATAGGCTGTGTGATGGCGTCCATTATTATGATGTATCAAAGAGCGGAAGGAAGGTTAGTAGGTACACACTCACAGACGATAACGAACTGTATTACAAAGCTGTGCACCAAAAACATCCTTGTGTTGTCTGGACAAGAGAATCAAAATCGAACTACGATTGGCATTACAGACACTTTATTGCTTTATGTAATGAATACACATTTAGATATGGAAAGACTCACATGTCTGATGAAAAAATGAGAGTGTTATTGTCAAAGCCTCCCAAGAATATACCAGATGTTGGACCAACTAAATTTCGCATTGCTATGTCACTATTTCCTGAATGTATAGTTGAAGATGACCCAGTAGAATCATACAGAAACTACTATGTAACGAAATTAAGTTACGTAAAGATGGTTTGGCACAAGAGAGAAATTCCAGAATGGTTTTTAAATAAAATGAAAAATAGTTTGACAGAACAGTGAGTCTATGTTATAATAGATCTATCGCAAACAAATACAATAAAGAGGTATATTAAAATGGAAATGTTATTATTCTTAGTTTCAGCACTATGTTTTACTTTTGTCGGTTGGAGAATTGGAAGGAGTCAATCACTTACTGAACATTCGAAATTAGTGGCAGAAACCACAATGGACATATTGATTGAAAATGGGTATGTGAAGCAGGTAGAGTTGGCGGATGGTAGTTTAGATATTGTTAAAATTAAAGATTTAGTTTAGATTGTATCAAATCATCTGAACATAAGCCTTCACACTGACATATTTTAAGTTTAGAAATTGCCAAGGATGCGGTGTCAAGCGCTCGTGAAATTTGTTCATTAGAAAATCGAGTCCTTATGACTTCATGTAGATATTCTCGAATAAAAGGCTTTTCGATTACCATATCAAGGCCTATTTTCATAGAGTCAAAGTGATTCGTGCTTGCGGTTATGATTATGACTGGGATATTTTTAGTAATATCGCTATCTTTTAATTCTCCGTATGTAACGATCTCACTTTTTTCTGTTGAGCTCAAGTCAAGTAATATAAGGTCGGGTTTAAGATCCGTTGCTAGATCTACTATATTGCAAGTATTATCAATGCAGACAATCTTATCTTCTTGTCTATCAAACATAGAAGTTAATTCATTTTTATCGTCTACAATTAATATTACTTTCATTATTATTTACCTTTACCCAAAGGAGTATTCATCAACAACATAGATTTAACTTCATCTAAGGCCTTTTCAATTCTTTCAAGGTGATCTTTGAAATCGGTTTTGCTCATGTAACGAGTTTGTACTGTGCTTCGAAGGTCTTTTAAATCTTGTTCAGCGTCCCTTATTTGAGAACGCATAGGTAAGATGACTAGGACTAAAAATAAGTTAACTAATCCTAAACCTATAGTCAAATAATTGAATGCATCCATTATAGCTTAGTATCCTATTATTGTTTGTGGTGTATTTATTTATAATAAAATATTATGCTAAAATGGTTGACACATACTGCACCATTTGTTATAGTATATGTATTGAAACAACACAAAAAAGAGAAAAATTATGGAAGACAAATATTTTATTATACAATCTCGTAAAAATAACCGTGGTATTTGGGTGCATGAATCTGACTTGGCGGAAACAAAAGAACATTATTTTGCCGGTCATAAAAATGTGACGGTTACTGAAATCTCAGAAGAAGAATATTATTCTCGAATTAACGGTTGACATAATCAAAAAAGTTTGATATAATGAACGTCCAAACAAAAACAGAATAGATGCTATTAAACAACAAGAGGATAAATTATGTAAACTGAGGATGTAATGTCCTCAACCCTTTACCCAAAATAAAACTATTAATCAATTGATGAAGGAAATACAGAATGATATCAAACCCAGCAGATCGTAAGATCGTTGAAAATGCTTGTAAAGAAATCTCTAACTCAATGCTACGTAGAGAATCTGAAGCTGAACTTATTAAAGAAATCGTTGAAAAAGTTACTGACGAAGTAGAAATCGACAAGAAACATATCAAACGGTTGGCAGCAATTTATCATCGACAAAATTATAATGACGTTAAAACTGAATCTGAAGACTTGCAAGGTTTGTACGAAGAAATATTTGGCGGTTAAGTAAAAATCTCGTTTTGTCCGTATTAGGAATGTCTTAATACGGATTTTTTATGTTTATAGTAACTGAACTCCACCATTATACTGAGCATTATTATGTGTTTCATATAAATGTCTAGCATATGAGACCATCTCGTCTTGTGGTATGTAACCTTCCGATACACAATGTCTTGCTTTACTCATACAAGCCTCGTATGACATACCTTTTACTTCCATTAACTGTTCTTTCATTTTATTATCCTATCGTTAAAATATTATTTATACTTTTTGCAGACAAAAAAAGACACCCGAAGGTGTCTTTGTAAATGATCAATTGAATGATTCTTATTAGTATTTCAGAAAATAGAATCTCTTAGAAGAGATTCGATATTCTTACCTTGCGGTAATATACGTTAGTGTTAACAGTGATTGCACCAAGGCCTGCAGTTTTACCTTCAGCATAAGGGTTAGCAACCATACCATAACGGGTTTTGAAACCGATTTTAGGTTGGAAACTATTTTCACCAACAGCACGAACCATTTGTAACGGAACGTATGGGCAATAGAAGATACCAGCATCGAATGCACTTGAACCTTTATAGCCAACAACTAGGTAGTTAGTACCTGCGAACGGGTCGATATAAACTTTGTAACGGCCGTTAAGAACACCAGCAAATGTATTGCCTGTATCGTCAACATCAAGACTGTTACTGTTTAATGCAGGAGTATAATCAAGTACACCAGCCATTTGAAGTGCAGATGCAACATCAGATGAACAGATTACCATATTACCTTTACCACGACGAGTCGCTTTAGCAATTGCGTTAGCTTCTTGCTCGATTTGGAACATCAAACCCTTGAATTTCTCAACAGACCAACGACCATTCGCATCAACATCAAGGTCGAATACACCAGCAGTAGCTGTATTAGCAGCACCGATTACAGACGTCTTATAAATTGTACGAACAACTTCACGGTTAATTTCCGCAAGGATTTCACTTTGAAGGATGTTAGCAAGTTCAGTTTCAGCATCAAGTCCGTGTACAGCCTTAAGGTCTTGTGCAAGTTCAGTTGTGTATTCAGCTTTCAATGCACGAGACTTAGCAGCAACAGTAACTTTTTCGATTGAGAAAGCCATTTCTGCGTAGTTGGTTCCGTTTCCGTCACCAAGTGCTTCAGCAACACCTGTGTCCATACCAGTTCCATAATCGAATAATGCAGGATTAGCAACATCAGCAGGATTTAATGGAACACCTGTTTGAGTGCCAGTTCCAGAGAAAGCAGTATTTGATTCATCGAAGAAAGTTTCTTCACCCGCTTGGTTTGAATATTTTGAACGCATAGCGAAGATTAGTCCAGTAGGACCAGTCATAGGCTGAACGCCGCAAATATCATAAGCGATAAGGTTAGGCATTGCACGACGAACAAGTGAAATCAATACAGGGTCATAACCTGCAGTTGGTCCACCAGCAGCTGATGCAGAACTAAATCCGCCAGTACCTGCATCGTTTGCGTGGGTTTCGTTTAACAAAGAACTCATGTTAGCAGAAGTATCGCCTGATTCTTGTAAAGCACGCTCAGTATTTTCAAGAATAGTAGCAGTAACAGAACGCTTGTGAGCGTCTTTGATCGGGTTGAATGATGCATGCTCTAGAATTGGAGCCCATTTTTCAACAAGGTTTTTATAGTTTGACTGAGACATAATGCTCTATCTCCTTATTAGTATTGATTAAATATTGTTTTTTTATTAATATTATTTATAAAACTTAAAATCTCTAAGTTATTTATTCTTTTTGTTGAATGACTCTACTAGAGCATTTATCGATCCGTAATCCGACCTTGCCTTTGGCATTTCTTCATTTTCCGTAATGATTTCAGTTTCTTCTACTTCAGTTACCTTTGATTTATTTTCACCAAAGAATGATTCTTTTATTGTGTTTAAACTACCAGCATATTTTTCTGAATTGTTAATATCAAGATTTTCTGATAAAGTTTTCATACGTTCGCGCTGTGATAAAGTTAAACCTTCAGTTACTTCATTGAATGTCTTTTCAGCATTCATAACTGCAATAGCTTGATTTAATCTAATATTTTCATTTACAACTTTATTTGAAGAAACTTCTAAATTAGACAATTCTGTTTCGAGACTAGAAACAACATCAACTGTTTCTTCCGAAACTTCAATATTATGTTCTGCAAACAATTCAGTTAAACCTGACATTAGTGATTCAGCCATTGAAACTTTAACGCCTGATTCGATAGCTATTTCGTTATCGTTCATCCATTCATTAACGACATAGTCCAAATATGAATCTACATTTTCAACAATAGAAGCCATTTTTTCAGTAATGCATTCTTGCAGGTGTTCGTCTAATTCAATAACAAGAGACTCTTCAATCGCCTTGACTTTATGAGAAACATTTTCGCTTACTGCAGCTTCAAAAACAACGCTAATCTTGTTTTTAAAATCTTCTGAAAGGTCCATACCTTCGAAAATCGTTTCCATACCTTCGGCAACTTCGATTACAATCTCATCTTCGAGTTCGTTATCTTCTTTAACGCCATTACCTGGTGTCTTCAGATCAAGCTTCTTTTTAGCTTCACTGTTCTTTCTATTTTTATCATCTACGCCAGCTGGTGTAACAGTAGCATTCGCAGTTGAATAACCATCATCAGAAATGGGTTTTTTACCTTCGGCCATTATAGCTCTCCTATATTCATGTTTAATTTGTTTGTATCATTTATTTATAAAAAATTAATTTTTCAAAGTACGAATAAAAGCATTTAACATCTGTGCGGCTTTTGCTTCATCCATGTGTTTAACTACTCTATTGTATTCTTTCTTTGCAACCTTTTCTATGTGTTCAACCATTTCTCTTGCTTTCCAATTACCTCCAGCAATATCATAGTAATACTCAACATTTTCCATTATGCCATTTACGAAAGCATTGGGCGCAGATGGATCAGTTACAATATCGACTGTTGCGAGTTGAAAATCTTCTTGTACTTCCATTATACCTTCTTTATTCGTTTTAACAGAACCTAGGCCTCTAGTAGAAACTCCTATCTTAACTCCTTCATCAATAAACGTTTTTACTATTTCGCCCATTGGGGTGCCAAGTATTTTAGCCTTTCCGTAAAAGTCATTTCCTTCTCTATGCATTTCTACAATCAAATGTGATACGCGATCTCCGTTAATGCCAGGTCCGTCTGGATGTCCAAGTTCTCCTAGTGCTCTTTTAGGTTGAATATATTCTGTTTGATAGCGACCCATTTCTTTTTCGAGTATTGTACTTGGATAGACACGGCCGTTGCGATTTTTTATATCACCTTGCATAAAAATACCTTCAATGAAGTATGACTTCTTTCCAGTTTCTTCGTTTGCTTCGGTAATAACTTCACAATCTTGTGAGGATACTTCAGTTATTAGTTTCATTTAAATGCCCTTCTTATTATTTGTTATGATGCTTCTCTAGCAAAACCAAGAATCTCGTCAAAGCCAGATTTATCTTTCATCATAACGCTAGTGAATTCTTTCTTGTTTTTGGGGTTTAAATCTTTAAACATAGAATTCAATAAGTCAGCATCTTTTTTTGAAATATTAACTGAACCTGTATCCAAGTCCATTTCCCCAGCGGAAAATGCTTCTTCTAAGTTTACTGATTCGCCGTATTGATCCTTCATACGTTTACTGATATTGGTGGCTGCATCATAAGCATACTCATCTTCACCTTTCAAATAATCAGCAAGGCGCCTCTGTTTAGGTATAGTACCTTTGAACTGAGTTTCTAGAGCTACTGGGTGTGGTATTACTTTAATGGCGTGTTGGGCTTTAAACGCCTTTTCATCACCAGAACTTGGTTGTGCAACTTCGTCCAACATCTGTTTTAATGTTTTCATTTCGATCCTTTTTGCATATTTATACAATATTTAGTTTATTTATACAACTTCAAATTTGACTTACGAACATAAAATATATTTACGCTTGATCTTTGCTAAATTAAGACCAGTTGTTAATATTAATTAAACCAGCCGTAACTTCAAGGGTATCTCCGCTGGCGTCTGATAATACTCGATCTGTTGCGTCGAGACATGCTAAATTTTCAGTACCTGAGCAAAATACAACAGCAATATCATCGGTCTCGGCAGCTTCATTATTAGCTATTAAACCAACTTTCTGAGCAGTGATTATACTAATGTTATCTCCAGAAGATTCAATAGATATATCTGAACTATTGAACTCGACAGATGCGAATGATTTACCTTCTATTTGTGTTAACGTATCAGACTTTAGGGGTGCTTTACATATGTGCATGATGGTTACGTTATCTTTTAAATATTGTGGTCCATTTATAAGTACTGCATTTGATGCGAATTGAGTCATTTCAGTCTCCTTTATTAAGTTATTTCAATAAGATTTAATCTATCACGCACCAGCGTCTAATTATTCCAACTATATTTTATATGCACGTATATTTTATATGCACGTATATTTATGCTAGACATCATTTTCTTCCGATTGCCCCAGCGTGAATGAAATAATAGCATGCACACCAGATTCCAAGTCGCCTTTTATTTGTAACATATCACCGGTTTTAAAGAATTCGCCGTTTAGTGGTATTGATATTGTCTCGTATGGAGGTATTGGTAAATTTTTAATGAAATAATATTTAATATTTTCGAGATACCGATATGATTCAACGTCAATAATCGCTGTAGTATTAGTAGTGTTACATAGGATCAACGGGCTCATTACTTCTCCTACGCCACTCTTGATAGTATTAGATCCGCCAAATACAAGTTCTGGCACATTATAATTTGGAACTCTTATAAGATCCTGATAGAAAGTTGTTACAACAACACTTCTTGCTACTGGTTTTGCATCTGGTGCTTGGGATGTTACTATTGTGATGATGTCTGTATTTAATGGTCTTTCGACTCTAGTGGTTCCAGTAACACTATATTGTGTTGCAGCAATCAAGCTTAATTGCTGTTGAATACCCGCTGGCACAGTTAACGCGGTTAGGTATTCTTCTAAGCCTAAAGAGGTCTGCTCATCTAACGTCCCTTCCACCATTATGTAGCCGGTTGTTTTGGTGAATCCGCTAAGTGAAGATGTGTTGTATTTGCCGTAAGAAAAAACTGAAGGCCAAATAGTTCTAAAATTCAATGCAGCTAATATGACAGATGAGTTTGCGTAAGAATTATATAAGTCGTCTCTTGTTAGTCCCGCAACAGTTGAATTAACAGAATCCCAACGAATAGAACTAAGACCCTCATTGGCCCCATGAGTATTATTAACAGATGTACTACTATTACCTTCTGCACCCGTAATACCCCAAGGGTTAGATTGTTGTGAGTCAACTAGTATGAAATCCGTTTGTGCGGCATCCGGTAAATACGAAATACCTAAAGTGTTAACACCGTTCAACCGATACGGTATTATAATCTTGTCGTCTATCTGGTCAAACTCTAACCACTGAACCCCATCCACATCTCTATAAGTAGGTCTTTTGCTAGCAACTGATTGCGTAGCATGATTCCCATTACCTGACTTATCGAGAATTTTACCCACTTGCTGGCCGTCAGCCGTGACAGGTATGGTTCCTTCTGCATCTTGAAACAGAGTTTCCATATCGCGATACTCATACCAAGTACCGACTTCATTGTTTTCGAACAAGTGATCAGGTTTAAAATCTCTTGTGGACAAGGCGGTTAAGTATTCCTCTGTGCCTGTGACTTCATGCTCGTTGCTTGACCCGTGCCTAAGAACAAACCCGTAGATATTCCCGTTTAAATAAGAAGTGAAACCCGTAGACGTACCTATTCTTAATGTAGTCTGTGTTATACCTCGGCTACTTTCCAGTGACGATGTGCCACTTTTTAAAGATAAGCTGTGAACGTCTCCTTCTCTTCGAACAATAGCGGTATCTGTTTTATTTACAGTTGGCTTAGGCTGTGAGGCCATACCCCCTAAGAAAATATCAGCTAATCCGTTATAAGAACCTGGACTAAATCTAACTATATATCTTCCGTCAGTATAAACATACTGGGAAACCAAACCCTGTTCATTACTTTGTGATTTGTCCACTAAAGTAAAAGATGTGCCTATTAAAAAAGAACCTTGTTCGGGTAACGTAGCCTGAGAATGGACGCTTAAAAAATCATCAATACCGTCAAATTCTAAAGAAGGTAAACCCTCTACGATTCTGTAAACAGGTTTTTTACTGGCTATTGTTTGATAACAATTGTAGCCGTTTCCTGACTTATCTAAAACTAAGCCAACAGGCTGACCATCGGCAGTTACAGGAATGGCTCCGTCTACATCTTGAAATAGTGTAGATAGGTCACTAGGATCGTACCAAGCGCCCGGCTCACCATTGGCAAATAAAGCTAACGGATCATACGCCACTATTAAATCCCCTCTTCGCTACTAGGTATCGCAAACAAGCCCATATTTAAAAGGACATCTAAGCCATTATCACCCAAGCAAGCGGTTAGTTTACTAGGCACAGCTTCTATTGCGGTATCACTAAACACTAAGGCACTTTGCGCTCTTATAGCCGCGTCCATATCGATAACGCTGTCAATATCCCAAGCGGGTCTATTAAGCGTGTTCTGAGCAAAGTGTATCCATGCGTCATTTGTCGGGAAACTAGCGACAGCATATAAGTTACCATCGGCGTCCTGCCACGATAGATCTTTATATGTATCTACATCGGCGACACTCAAGGCCAACGCCATTGCCAGTTGATTAGAATCTGCTTGTAATTGTTCTGGACATGCTACTGTAATTCTCATTTTTTTAAACTCCTAAATATATT